GTACAAATCCACCTAACCAATCTACGGTTGTATCATTATGGTATGCTATTTCATCTCCTAAACGAACGACTTTACCTTCTTCAAAGTTATCGTCTGAATAGTCAACATAATAATCACCACCTAATAAATCACGAACTTCACGAGCGTGTTCAATAGATGCTGTTCTCCAATCAATACCTGCTTGTAGTTCTAATTCATCATTTACAATATAGTTTACTTTACTAATTAAACCATATGTGTCTTGACGATTAATAGAATTACGAAGTATTCCTGTTGAACGATTTTCAGTAGTTGAGAAGTTTTCATCCACGTTGTCAGAATTTTGTGCAATTTCTGCATTCCAATCCCAAGTCCACGGTGAAGATGCGTACCATCTTTCTCCTTCAACTGCTGGCATTCTACTTACACTTCCGTAAGTTCCTGTTCCACCACCTGAACCACCACTCCAATAAAGAACTGAACTCATACGAGTCTTGTCATTTATCTCTAAAAAGTGATTTAGATTCACTAATGGTTTGTGGAAATAGTTTTCTCTTTCATTTAAGAAAGTTGAACTATATCTCTTAGTTGTGTTCGCTCCATACATATACCAGTATTGTTCACCTGTATATGATGGGTCAATAGGTGCGACATTTTGATTGAACAATCTACCTGCTTCGGTTTCGAACTTTTCACCTTCTGCGAAAGCGTCAGTATCGTATCCGTCTATACCACTAGCTAACTCTTGTGAGTAAGTAGCGATATTTTGCTTGTATAGATTTTGTCCGTGTCTTTGTGGTGCACCAATTGCGTACATTTCAAAACGTTGTTTGTCACTTAGTGCAAAACTTGCTCCGAAGTTGTATGCCCAAGCGTCAGTCCAAGTTCCATTAACTAATCCATCACCTGTTTTACGGACGATTGTTCCACTCAAAGCTAACTTGTCATTAAATAAAAGACCAGTATTGTAGTTGAACATAGTTTTAAGAAAACCACCCTCTCCTGCTTCTTGTTTGAACCTTCCACCTTTATCAAAGGCAGTTGGGTCAGTTAAGACATTCATTGTTCCACCGATAGATGGCGTTGCTAGATTTACTGCTGATAGTCCTCTTTGAACTTGAATTGAAGCCGCTGTGTCTCCTACTCCGTCCCAATTAGACCAGTATACCCAACCATTTTCCATATCGTTTTGTGGTACTCCGTTTATCATTACTGCGATGTTTCTTTGATTGAAACCACGAATGTTGATACGAGCATCACCCGCACCACCACCTTGTTGTGTAGCGTAAACACTTGGTGTTGTGTTAAGAATCATTGGAAGGTCTTGTGAACCAAGTCTTAATTCCAAATCTTCTTTTGAAACATTAGTGAAGGCTACCGGTGTTCGTTGAGATGCTCTAGAAGCTAATACCTCAACATCTGAAAGGACTACAAAGTTTTGTTCTAAGACAAATTCCAATGTAGACATTTCATCACCAACAACAACTGATTTAGTTATTGGTGAAAACCCTATGAAAGAAGCTGTTACATCGTAAGTTCCTGCAGGAATATCAATGTGAGCAATACCAATTTCATTTGATACTGCACCATAAGATGTTCCAACAACTACAACATTAGCCCCTTCAAGTGGCTTTGAGTTATCATCAAGAACTACTCCGTGAATAGATTGTGCGAACAATCCAGTCATAAGTAGAACTGATAATGTAAGATTACGAATATTCATAATCGTTCTCCTTGTTTTTGTTGACAACACATTTTTATCCAGGTGTGTTGTTTGCCTGTAAGAAATCTAATTTTCTTCTACTGCTGGTAAACCTGGCAATTCACAACTATCGTTATTGCAGAATTTGTCGATTTCTGCTTCTTCGTTTTTAATCACACCAAATGATAGTTTACCTAATTTTTTAATTTGTTTGTTATATTCCTTTTCTTCAATAGCTTCATAAGGCATCTGTTTGTATGCTCCATAATCGTGTCTTGGTAGTAATGAAATACCCTTCAAATGATATTGAAAGTAATTTAGGACTTGTGGGATTTGTTCTCCCTCTGTTTCTGGGTTGAATGTCACTGTACAACTAACTTGGTTATCTGCCCAATGTCGTTGCATAAATGCTGCTAATGAGAATTGTTCCCATATTGTTAATTCACTCGCTGTTCTGATTCCCTCACCGACATCAACTGGTACTTCCACCACCAATGTTGTGTCTTCTGAACCGAAGGCTGGTTCTATTTTGTATCCAGCTTTCTTTAATGGTTCAATTAATTCAGAATTTATTGATATTCTGATTCTTCTTGTGTAGAAACGACTTTCTGGATAATGTAACCCAGGTGTAGCTCCTGCTAATAAAGATACCGTACCACTTGGTTTTACTGAAGTAGTCTTAATTGACTTTGGAATAGCAAACCAATCAGAATATTCTTTATCCCAATGTTGTATATTACTATATCCTTCTTCTAACCAATTTTTCAATTCGTGTATTCCACGATTTGTAATGAATTGTGCTACACCACTTACTGAACAACCTATTCGTCTGTTTCTCAACATAACTCTGTTGGTATCTGACCAATGTGTTTTTCCTAATGTGACAGTTTTTGCGTATAAATAAGCAAACTTTAAGGTTTTTTTATAATCCTCTAATGAATCGTGATTGTTTGGGAATGTTTCCACCAAGCAACATAGTTCATATGATTCTAGTGTTTGTTCTAAACAAGGATTTCCACCCATTGCTCTATGGTCTTTATTATCACCACCATTTTTCATACGAGAATAATGTCTCATATTTTCTAACCACGCGAAACCAGGTTCACCATTATCATTAATTCTTTTTGCAACATCTGAGTAGTCCATACCAAGTTCTGCAAATACTGAATTGTTTGATGTCCAACCATATTGGTCTCTGTGTGGATTAACCTTATAATTTTTTAAATCTAAGTATTCGTCATTATCTGGGTCACCGAACACAATTTCTGCTGTTCGTCTAACATTACCAGCTACAACACATTTACCAATCAGATTCATAATGTCTACGATTGTTGTGATTGTGATTGGATTACCACTATTCTTTTCTAATACTTTACTAATATCCCCGTGAATTTCTTCTAATGGGTCTGGACCACTTGAAACACCACCAAATCCTTTGATTGGCTCACCTAATGCTCTAATCTTACTATAATCAAACTCTATTGGTGAAGTTCCGTGAAAATAACTCTCTAATAATACTTTAAGTGAATCTACCCAACCCTCACGAGTATCTGGTATTTCATAAGTTGTTGATTCTCTTTTTCTATCAACACCTTTAATGAGAATTTCTCCTGCTCCTTTAGTATCGAATCCTACTCCAACACCTAACATTGAGGCGTCCATTAAGAAACAAAATGGTTTTGCGTAATCTTCTTTCAATGTTTTTGTAGATACAAAAGCACAATTATTTAAAGCTGCATACAATCCTTTTTCTTCTGTGATTGCTGTTCCCATTGCCCATAAGCCACGACCAGGTGGTAAAAACTTCATATTGAATATTCTATCATACATATCTTGTGCAGACCTTTGTGCTTGCCAAGGATTCCAACCTAATTGATGAGAATCTATCCAATTTTTTTGCATTGAATATGTTCCCTCTACTACTCTTTTGACGGTTTCCCACCATCTCTCGTTTTTCCCATTTTCCTTGATTCGAGAATAGGTTCTCATATAAACTAACTCACCCAATCCGTTGAACCCGAATGGTGGTTTTTTTCTTTTGTATTTGTCTACAAAATTATCTGATAACTGAAATTGCATTGAAACTCCTTTTAATTTTAAATATGTTTTTTCCTAATATAAATATTAGATTACTCAAAACCTTCTACTTCTTTTTCGTGTATTTTTAATTTATCTGCCAAAGTTTTTCGTAAAAACTCCTCAGAATTGTCCATTTTCTTTTGTTGTTGGACTCCGTGTTTCGAAGTAGATTTATAGATATCAATTTTACCAAGTTCAGTATCCATTTTTGATGGAAATGTTATACCATCGATACCAAACCTGTTCTTGATAATGTGAAATCTTGCTGTTTTACTAACTTTATCTTCTACTTTTCTGGACATACTCATAACAAAGTCTGCAATCATAATTTTAGAATAAGATTCTGATACTTTTGTAGCATCAATCACTTCTTCCTCTAGTGATGAACGATTTGCTTGTGAAGCAGTCCATATCGGTAAATTCATTTCCCCCGCTAAAGCTCTTAAGTCTTCGTATATTGACTCTAATACAAATCTTTTTTCTTTACCAACACCCATTAAGATATCAGCATAATCAACTAATACTATGTCAGGTTTTATTTCTTGTAATTCTAATTGTTTTAGGTGTGAACCTAGTGTCTGGACTGATGCTGATTTTGTTGGATAATATTTAATCATCAGTTTTCCAGGTAATTTTTCTAATTTTTTCTTAACATCTTCAACATAATATTTTATATTTGATGTTGTTATTCCAGTGAATATTGTATCGTATCTCAACCCAACATAGTTTTCATTTAACTCCATCGAGTAATGAACTACGGTTTTGTTTCTCTTTAAACACGCGGCTCCAATACATTGTAATGCCCAAGACTTACCGATACCAGCTGGAGCAACTATAACACCAAGTTCTCCACCACCTAGTCCACCATCCATAATTTCATCTATTTCACCCCAACCAGATTTAACTGTGTCTCTTGCTGACTTAGATAATCTCTCGTCTAAACTTACTAAATAATCGTGTCCCAAATCTCTTTCACTTCCTGCTGCCATTGCTTCATCAATTTTCTTTTTGATTTCATCATATTCTTGATTTTCTAGTAGGACTACTGAATCAATGATTGCGTTTTTTAATTTTTGATTTTTACAAAACTTAATAGTTTCTTTCTGAACAAACTCTAAGTCACTTGATTCTCTAACATTCCAAGCATCTTTTAATTTATCAATAATAGAAGCTTTTAGAATTTCATCTTCAACATCATTTATCTTTACCTTTATTACTTCTAATGTAGGACTTGTTTTATACTCGTAGAAATAATCTAATATTTTCTTAACCAACCACTTATTGGCGTCAGAATCAAAATACTCTTGTTGTAGAATATCTGATATAGTCTGTAAAAATGTTTTCTTCACTAATAATGAAGATATAATTTTAGACTGAAATGAATTTCCAAAACTCGTTAGTTTGTCATTCTCCATATAAACTCTTTCTAACCTCTTGTTCCTTTTTCTGTTTTAATCGTAAACGATATCTTTTACGGGCTTGTAACTTAAGTTCTTCTTTGTTTCGCTCATAATGTTCTCGTTGCCATTGTAATTGAGCTTCTTTTTTTTCTTCTTCTGTTTTGTATTTTACTTTTCTACCCATAAATAAATATCGTTTTTATTTTCAAAATCAAATAAATTTTTCCCACATCTTTACTGGGTATTCTAATTTCTTAACACGAGCTTTTGCTATCTCGTAATATTCTTCCTCATTATCAATACCAATATAGTTTCTTTCTAATGAAACACACGTAAGTGGTGTAGTTCCACTTCCCATAAACGGGTCTAATACCATATCACCTTTTCTACTTCCTAATGTAACTAAATAACTCATCAATGTCAAGGGTTTTACGGTAGGATGTATATTTCTACTTGTGGTATCTCTGTCTTTGAACATTCCGTTTGGGTCTTCTTGTGAACCACCACGACCAACATATGCTCCTGATTTCTTTTCTTCCATTAACTCTAATCCATTATCTTTTTCACTACGACTTGCTTTTGGAACAATCATAAATGGAAATGTTTGTTGAACTGATTCTGGTAATGATTTGATGTTTTTATTCCACCAAGCGTCTAAATTGAAATATCTTGAATAACCACCACTATCGGATATACCTGTTCTGATACTATCAACATTAGTATGGTCATTCCAACCACTATCTTGCCCAAACTCATTACCTGCTTTTCTAATTCCTGCTTTTACATTTGTATTTGTAATCTTTCCGTCATCTAATACACCATCACTAACTAATAGATTTGCTGGAAATCTTCCCTTTGGACTTGCTTCTGCTGTATCATTATTTTCTGATTTAAATCCACTTTCTTTAAATACTGAACCTTCTGTTCTTGGTTTTCTATTGGTGGTTTTGTATGGTTTTCTTTTTGCATTTTGAACTTGTCCATAAGATAATTTATCAATACCGATTGCTTCTTTTGATTTTTTACCAACATCTCGTAGGTCTGGCATAGTTTGGTTTTCAGGTTCTACATAACCTTCCTCGAATGGTATTCTACAATCATCAAACCAAGTTACACCTTTTCCATTATCTTCTGCTTGTTCTAAATAACCTTTTTTATCTAATGGTTTCATTGCGACAATCACAACTTCAACTGCTGGTTTTGGTTGAAATCCTGCATAACTTCCCTCTAATTCTGAACTACCTTTTGATACCATTCTTTTTTCACTTTTTTTATCACCAACTCTATCTCCACTAAATACATTAGCTTCTTGTGAATAACCTCTATTTTTTCTACCCCAATGTTCTTCCTCTACTTCTTCTCTTTTGTTTCCATATTTTTTATCCAACATCTTACCCATATTCATTGCTTTTGGAAAACCTGTTGCGTATGTCCAATAGATTGGTGTGTAGTCAATTCTAAATCCAACTCTTTCTAACATTTCTGCCATACGATACTGAACATCACTTCTTGGTGCAGACATAACGAATGCCATTGAACCAGGTTTCAATACTCTGAAACACTCTTCAAATATTCCAATGTCTGGAAGAACTTTATCCCAATCTCTACCCATAAATCCATAGCCGTATGGTGGGTCTGTGCATAATAAATCTACTGAGTTATCATCATACTTTTTTAATTCTTGTAAAGAATCACCTTTTACTAATTCACTTTCCATTATTGTCCTATAAATTTTACTAATGTTTGAAATTTTGTTTGTAACCAACTTTCTAAATTAGGAAGTGCTGAATACATCTTGTCTTCTAAAAACATCTGTTTAAATGTTACTTTATCTAAGTTAGGAATTGGTTCTCTAATTTTGTCTATGGTTTTTGTTTTGGCTGATGCTGATATATCTACATTGTGTAATTGCATCAAATCAAAGTTTCTTTCCATAAGTTCTCTGTGTTCTTCTAATTCACTTGACTCTTTAATTGCTTCATCAACTGAATATTGTTTGTCTTCTTGTAAAAATGGTAATTTTTTTAATACGGTTTTTAATCCATAACCACGAACACCATTAATATTATCTGATTTATCTCCGTCAAATATTCTATACATTAGTAGATTATGTGAAGGAATACCATATTCCTCAAATACATTTTCTGGTCTGTATAGTTTTTTCTTTGTTGGTGACCATACTGAAATTCTATCATCAACTAATTGTAGAAAATCTTTGTCTGAAGACATAATAGTTACTTTACTATCTGTAAGAACTTGTTTTGATGCGTATGCAATAATATCATCTGCTTCTACATTATCTATTGATAACATTGTAATTGGTAGAAAATCCAAATACTCTATTGTTCTTTGGATTTGTCGTATCATATTTGCTCGTTCTTCTTCAATAGTTTCAAAATCATAAGCTCTATTCAAACGAATATTCGTTTTTCTTTTTGCTTTGTATTCTGGATACATTTTTCTACGGCGACTTGACCCACCTTTTCCATCCCATATTATGATGCAACGGGTGGGTCTAAACATATTGATTGTGTAACCTATTGATTTCAGAAAACCAACTATTCCACCAATGTGTGTCCCATTATCATTAGTAGTTGGTATGACACTAAATACTCTAATAAAAGTATTCAGTCCATCTATTATCAATACATTTTCATTAGGACTATGTCCTTGTTCCGAGCCGCCTTGATTTTTAATGTCGTTGAGAATTGATAAATATCTCTCGTTACTCATCCCCAATAACTTCCTTCGTGAATTGAACATCATCTATTCCAACATTACCAGTTTTATATTCTAAGATTGCTTTTTCACATATCTGTTCATATAAATGATTACGAAGTCCATCATTAGTCTCCATTAACTCTTTGAAGTCTTTTGATTGGAATTTATAATCTTTCTTTCTGTAAGTTAGAGTATACCAAGCTCCTGCTTGTTTTAGTAACTTGTGTTCTTTCATTACACCTAACCAACCGCCATAATTATCTATTCCTGAATCGAAATACATATCATAGTCTGCGTGTCTTAATGGTGGCCCTAATCTATTCTTAATGATTTGAGCTCTACATTTCATACCAATAGTATTCTTTTTAGTATCCTTGATTTGACCAAGGTTTTTCAAACGAATTCTTGTTGATGCGTGAAATGGTAGTGCTTTTCCACCACTTGTTGTCCAAGGGTCTCCAAACATAACACCTAATTTTTGTCTTAACTGATTTGTAAAGACAAGTGCTACTTTTTGACGACCAATTAGTTGTGTGATTTTACGAAGTGCTTTCGAGATGATGATTGCTTTTGAAGTTGCGTATCCATCTTTACCAAAGTCTGCTTCTATTTCAATTTTTGTTGAAGTAGCCGCTAATGAATCTACTAAGATAGTTACTAACTTATCTTTATTTGATTCACGAACTTTGGTGATGATATCTTCTATTGCTTCAAAAATATCTTCAACACACTCGAAATGTAAATAAAGTAACTTACTTACATCAACACCAATAGCTCCTAAAAAGTCAACACTTACTGAAGTTTCGGTATCTATGTAAACTGCGATACCACCCTTTTTCTGTGTTTCTGCTAGTATGTGTGATGCAAGTAGTGATTTACCACTTGATTCTAATCCATTGATTTCTGTAATTCTACCAACTGCAATACCACCATTAGTTCTGTTTGATATTGCTAAATCTAACATTGAAGAACCTGTTGATACAAAGTCCTTAATGTCTGTTGGTGTTATATCACTTCCATCTAAGAAGTAAGCTACTTTGTTTTCTTTGAATTTATTATTCAGATTGTCGGCTATTACATTAGCCAAGTCGTCTGTTACTGACTTTTTTGCTGACATATTTTACTCCTTAGTTATTAAATAAATCGTCAAATTGTTTACTAGCGTCTTGAACTTTTGAAGCTGATTCTTTTTTAGCATTATCTTCTGCTAATTTTTTATCAAATTCATTTACTGGTTTTTCTTCCTTTTGTTGTGATGAATCATCTGTTGATTCGTCATCAGGATTTAACCACTCCTTCAGAACCTTAGTTAGTTCCTCATAAGATAATTCACTGTAAATATCAGTAATTTCTTTTTGAGTTTCTTTGACTCTTTCTAACACTTTAGTGTCTTCTGTCAGTGCTGTCTGATTTGGTTTAACTCTAATCGTAGTAGATGGAAACGATGCTCCAGTCTCTTCGGCAGTTTTAAACTCTAATGTAACATCACGACCATTTTTCGGGTCTGAAATATCACCATAATCAGGGTCTGCTATGATTGAAAGAAGTTCTTGATAAACTGTCTTTCCGAATCCCCAAAACTTTACACCCTCAGATTCTTCACCACGAACAATAACTGGTGCGAAAGTTCTCATTTTTGCTTCAAGTTTTCTACCTAAAGTGAAATCGTCTTTGCTTCCTGTTGTTTTTAGTCGTTGTGAAAATTCTTCAATTGGGTCTGGTCTACCGAAAGAAATTGGTGAAAGATAGTTCTTACCACCTAAATTATAGTGAAAAAATAACTCTATAAATGGTGTGTCTGGGTTGAATTTGTAAGGAACTATTCTAACTTGTTGTTTTCCTGGTTGCGGTTTCCAAAGATTTGAAGTTCGTGTGTTTGTTGATTGTAACTGATTTAACCTTTTTTTAATTGCGTTAATATCCATTTTGTAATCTCCTGTTTTTTTATTTTTTAATTAGTTAATTGTTATTCAGTAATAAGTATAAAGAAGTTTTGGAAAATACCAAGCTATTTTACCAATCTTTAACATTTATTATTTTAAATATTTTTGTAGGGATAATATTTAAACCCGATTCATTTGTCAATAGTAAATTATTTTGATATCTTTCCCAAGGGATTGGAAATGACTTGTCTAACACCCCGTTGTTTAAACTTCTAATTGCTTCGTTTAATGCGTTAATTGTATAAAGTGTGTTGGATTGTTTTTTTCTGTGTAAAGAGATAGTTCCTGCTATTGCTTCATCTCCGTCATAATAGTCTTCAACCATTTCTATATTATAAGTGCAGATTAATTGTCCTGCATCGTCTTCATTTTGAAATACATAAATTTTATCAAATAAAATTGTATAAGAATCTATAATTGAATCTATAATAAGGTTTAACTTACTATGTGTTGTAAAGGTGCATAATAATTGAGTTTTCATTAGATTATTTCACCGTCATTCTCGTCTGGGTGAGTTACTCCAACGGTTAAACCACCATTTCTTGAGCCCTCGTGTTCTCTAAAAGTAGTAAAATCAAGTTTTCTAAAGTCATTAGGGAAATCTTTAGTGGCCATATCCATACCATCATCTGTTATTTTTTGTGAGTGTGAACGAATACCTTGAATACCACCATCAGTATTACAAGCTGCCATATAATTCATACCTTGTAAAAGTTTTGTAGGACTTGTTTTTAATAATGATTTTGAATTTTTCTCACCAACTAATTCTGTTAGTTTGTCTTTATCAACAAGTTTATTTATTTTTTCTAATAATTCTTTTTTCTTTACAACGAGTTTTTCTTTGGCTTCCTTAGTTAATAAACCTTTTCCGTTATAATCGTTTTCTTCATTAAACTTTATCATAAACTCTTTGTATTCTCTAAGAAGTCTATAATATTCTTTTTTGTCTGTTATTGCTTTGTCCATACCACTTTCAGACATTAGTTTATCCATTGATTCATCATTATCAACAACTTCATCTTTTAGTCCAACCGCATATCCTTTTTTTCCTGGTTGACTGGTTGTGTTGTTTCTATATTCTTTATTTTTATGAAATCTTAACATTTGTTTAGTTTCAGTAGGGAATCCCATAACTTTTACACTTCCGTCTGCTCCTACCTTAACACTTATACCTGATACTTGTTCCCCCTCAGTTGTTCCATCAGAAGTTCTAATTAACTTGTCAGCTCCTGGAAAACTTGGGTGTGATGGTAGATATACTTCATCTCCTCTTGCTAACTCATAATTGTAAATAAAAACTTCTGCTTGGTTTTTCAACATAGATTTAGCTAATTTAGGGTCTACGGATATAAGTTTTTGTGAATAATTAGCATAAGCTTTTTTTAATTCTTTCGCAGCTTCTTTACTTGGAAGTTTACCTTTATACTTTTCCATTATTCTTTTTTGTTCCGATTTATACTCCTCCATAGCTTTTCTTACTTTAGGATTTAGTTTCATTGGTGGTTTTTCTAATTCTTTTGCTTTTTCAATCGCCTCATCTAATGAATCAATGTTTTGGTTCATATATTCGTATGGGTATTTTGAACTCGGGTATAATAGATTACCATCTTTATCTGTCGGGCCGTAAACTCCTTTATATTTTTCTTCAAAATCATCAAAGGCTGGATTGTTGTCGGACTCATAGATTTTGGCTACATTTGAATTATCACTAGCTTTCACTGGTGAACCAAATTGATTTGACTTTGGTTTAGTCGCTTCACCCATTGGTGTAGAAGGATTTAATTTGTCTCCTTTTGTTGCTAATGGAAGTTGTTGTCCGAGATATTTTTCTAACGCTCCTATGACTTTCGTGTTTCCTTTTAACCCTGCACCACTACCATTAAAAATGTGTCTGTGTGAAGCAGAAATTGTTCCTGGATAAATTTTCTTACCATTTTGGTTTCTTTTTAGATTATACTTTTCTACCAACTTTAAAGCTTTTTCTTTGGTTGGATTTGTTTTGAAATCATCATAATCTTTCTGAAATTCTTCTGCTGTTTTTCTATCTTCATCAGAAAGAACATCTAATATTTTAGGTGTTAATTTTATTTTTGTTGTTGATGCTTCGGTGTCCACTTTTGGTTCATCAAAAATATTCGGACTTGGTTCTGTTTCACCATCTTTCTTATCTACTGCAGTATGTGTTCCTGCTTTAATTGCTTTATCTCTTGTTTCCTTTGAACCAAACCTTGCTGTTTTTTTTGTATCTTTCTTAATAGCATAAAACCATTCTTTTTCTTTTTCAGTTATATTACTCATAACTTCTAAAATAACTTTTGTTGGTAGTTTCATATCACTTAAAACTTCTCTTAATATAGAAAAATGTGTATTATTTTCTAAATCAATCATTCCGTCATCTAAACGATATGACCATTCTATTAATATTTTTTTGATTAGATTATTCATTAATAATACCACCTCGTTCATTATACCATTTTCTAAATTTTCCTGGTGAACCTACGGTAACCGTACCTGTTGCAATTTTTTCAGCTTCGTCTTTATGTAAGTCTGACCTGGTTAACATAAATACATCTTTAATTTTAATTTGATTAACGAGTATTTCGTTCCACCCGTGTTCTGATGGTTTATCTTTTTGACTTAATATATTTCGTTTGATTTGTGGTTTGTATTTATCAATAATTTTATAACCTATATCAATATATTTTTTAATCCAATCTCTTTTGTATGGCCCTAATGCTTTTTTAACATTTTTTTCGTGTGCTGTGTGGTCATAATTGGTATCACCATAACCAGTATCTTTTTTTACTTTATCATAAATTTCTCTTTCTAGCTTATCCCAAACTCGTATATCTATTTTATTTTTTTCAACGGCTGATTTTAATTCTTTATACATTTTACTACCGGCAGTTTTACCTGCTAAATCTTGAACTGGAATCCATCTACGACCTGTGTTATCTGGCATTGATTGCATATCTGTTGTGCTTGCAACTAATAAAGTTCCTTCTATTTGATAAATGATACCACCACCTGATTGTATACCTTTTCCTTTTGCAAGTTTCTCACCTTTGTCTACTGATGTAAATGTAGATAGTGTTCCTTTTTTTCCAACAATTCTTGCAACTTGTTTTATATCTCTTGCATATTCTGCATTACCAACGTGAAATACACTTACTTTTTCTTTACCGATAATACTTTGCATTTTTTTAGTAGACAATGGAACATAATTAGCATACCAACGACCGAATGTTGCGTTAAATGATGTTGTTCTATGAACCGAATGAAATTTTGCTTCTTTGTGGTCTGATTCTTTTAGTAAATCTTTTAATTTTATCATCTGTTTCTCTTATACATTGTGATTCTTCGTTTCCATACTGATGTTCTTAATTCATCTTGAACATCTTTTAAAGCTTTTACTTTATATAATAGTGAATCGTTCTTTACTAATAAACTATATACATTATCAACATCCATTTCAGAACCACTTTTTAATCTCTTTGATAAGTTTGAAAATTGAGATGCGATACTATCTTTTAATCCTGTTAAACTATATGAACCCAATCCACTTACTACAACGGTAGGATTTTTCGGGTCAAATTTACCCGATTTCATTTCTTCTTTCCAATTGTAGATATAACCATCATCTTTCTTTGATACTTGTATTTTTACATCTTCTTTTAATAAGTTTTTAAGTTTTATCATTTTAATATCCTTGTCCTATTGAACCAGCGGCTGGTGACATATCGTTCATATGAGCTTTATTATACACCATCATAGATTCTTGATTAAACTCACCACCATATTTTACCTTCTTAACTGGTAAATTACTTCCTATTGCAACAAAGGTAGTTAACACATCATCTCCATCTATAATAAACAAGTTTCCTTTTTTATCTTCAACCACTACTGGTGGTGTAAATTTCTTTGGCGGAATCGATTGTATCCCATTTATGATATCTTTCCAATTAAATGAATCTGTTTTCATAGAATCACCAGGTTCTTTTCCACTAGCTTTCATACTTGAAACTTTTGAATTGTTTAATCTCGATAATTCTTTACTTGAAAGATATTCCAACTGGTCTATCTTTTGTAATTTTGTCAGAACATCATCTTTATCTTTTAAGAAGTTTGGCATAACTTCTTTAAATTTGTTGTTTTGTAAATAGTCATCTGTTATTCTATTCATCTCAACCTTTGTGAAAGGTCTAATGTGACGATATTTTACCATTTCCATTAGTTTAATCATTAAATTTCTCTGTTACATCTTTCATTTCGTGATAATTGTTTCCCCAACCTATCTTTACAGGATAAAGACCATTTTGGTCAATAACTTTTCTTAAGTTCTTTAAAAAATCTAATCCGTCATCTTTGTGAAAATCAAATAAAAACGAATCATAACTATAAAGTATTAGTTTTGTTTTTTTACCTTCTAAGGTTGGAAGTAAATCATCTAACATTTTCATATTGTTTTCTGTTTCTAGTAACTGAATGCAATAGTTGAATAGTTTACTTTTATTCGTAAAGGATAATTTTGTTCCAATCTTCCTACTATAAATATCAGAAACGACAAAATTATTCCTTTTATACTCAAGCCATTTTTTATCAATATATTCTTGAACCTTTGAGAAGAATGGTATCTTTTTAGCTATCATATACGGAATCTCGCCATATAGATATTTAAAGGATAGGGCTTTTGACCTTTGATAATCTACACCATATTGGTCGGCTAGATATTGGTGGACTGAACCATCTGAAAATTTATATCCTACTATTTCTGCAATCAATCGTAAGTGATACGCATCATAATCCATTTCAATCATACAACCATTATCACCATAACGACTAACATATTTTTTTCTTGTTCCGTCAGATTTGTTTAGTGCTGCAAAGTTTATACCACCAAAACGATTACTTGGTCTTCCTGTTGAAGTATAGATATTGTATTCAGAATATTGATATTCTTTATCTATTGTGAATAGTCCGTTTTTCTCAATTTCAGATAAATTCTTAATAACATTTTCATTATAATTCTTATTTTTTTCGTCATAAAAAAACAAATCTCTCATCTTATTTACCAATTTTCTACCATATTCTAAGTGTTTCATAATTGGTATATATCTATTGATATTATTTAAGGTAGAGAAGTTTATATTGAAAAAATCGTGTGTATTCGTGGTTAAATTATCTATGTAGAGTGGATTACTGCTCTCTAAATAAAAGTTCAAATTGGTATCATTTAACGAGTTTAAAGGTAGGTTGTGGATAAGAGATTTCTTATTATAAATATACTTATTTTCTTTATTAATGTCAAGAGCTTTTTTAAGAAAATCTACATTTAAATCGTTATCTTTTCTCTTTTCAGAGTGATTTAGAACAACGATATTTTCATCACCAGAAGATAACCATTTTATGTATAAAAGAGATATCTCGTTCTGAATAGGGTGCAGATTTTTATCACAAAGTGTTGGTATTAATACCATTTCACTATTAATGTGCTTATCAATAATCTCT